AATGAAGGAGAAACATCTAAATAATGAGAAAAAATCTAATCAGCATGATTCGACATGCAGAGGAAGAAGTAAAGAATAATGACATCTCTAATGTATTAAAAGATGACTTCATTAAAACAGTAGAAGAAAATGGTGAAGTAGATTATATCCCAAGTAAAACTGTTTCTCCTTCTTCTATGAATTGTGTAAGACAGATGTGTTTTAAGTATAATGGTACAAAACCTACAAATGTAAAGAAATCTTATACACTTGATATTATCTGTGAGATTGGAACAAAGACACATGAATTTGTTCAGAAGAATTGTTTGTCTCTTTCTTCCTTTGAATATGTGAATGTTGCTGACTACGTTAGAAAGTTTAAGCCAAAGAATATTGTTGTTCATAAAGAAAGTAACTTCGTAGATGAGTTTGAAACACATCTATATTACATGAAAGATGATAAGCCTGTTGTATCTTTCTTATGTGATGGTGTATTAAAGAGTAAGAAAACAGGTAAATATTATATCCTAGAAATCAAGACAGAAGGTTCAGGAGCATTTTTCAAACAGGATGGTGTACAAGAAAAGCATAAGAATCAAGCTACTGCATATAGCTTGCTTTTAGATATTCCTACTGTTGTATTTATGTATTTCAGCAGGGATATTCCAAATGTAAAGACATATAGCTATACACCTAGTAGGGATGAAAAAGAAACACTAAAAAATAAAATCAATTCTGTTATTGAAGCAGTAGATAGTGGTGTTATTCTTTCTAAACCAATGACTGTAACAAAAAGAGATTGTGCATATTGTATTTACAAGAACAAGTGCAAGAGCATCGGTCTTAATGAATACAGTATTGACAAAACCGATACAGAGGAGTAAAATAATTATATGAGTGTTGGTAAGAACTTTGAGATTGACTTCTCTAAACAACTTAGGGAGCAACTACAAGATAAAATTGTCATACAAAGACTGTATGATAACATGAGTAAGTTTGCTTTACATTATCCATCAGATTATATATTGTTTACTCAATATGGGAGTTATTTTATTGAGTGTAAAGCAACAAAGAATAAGAGTTTTTATTTTAGTGGATTTGCACAACATCAGATAGATGAAATGAAACAAATCTGTGAGAATAAAGCTAATGTTGAGTGTTATGTTGTTGTTTTTTTCTATGAAAAAGGAGTAACAAAAGCATTTAACATGAATTATATTGTTAAGCTGATTGAATCCGGTGAGAAAAAAGTAAGCTATAATGATGAAGTATGTATAGAACTTCATGGAAAAAAGAAAAGACTATATTTTGAGTATGACATGAAAAGATTTGTTGAAGAACTAGGAAAGCATTGAAAGGAAAAAAATCTCTATGAATGTAAACAATACAATTATCGAGCACGTTGAGAAAAACTCTTCTAGCTTAGACGAAATTATTGATAAGGTAGTTTCTGAATCAACAGGAGCACTAGAAGCCTATGTAGATAATATCAGGAAGTTCCTAGAGAATGGTACAGAGGAGGTATCTTTAGATGACCTAAACAATATGGCACTAAGGGTAGCAAGTTATCTTTTCTTTTTGTCCTCTCATGTAGAAAAGGTTGGATTACGCTCTAGTATCGCTAACATCATTAGAGATGAGAAATATAATAAAAGCTATATTTCTATCGAAAAAGGAACGATTGCAGATAAACAAGCACAAGCATTGGAAGATGTAAAAGAAGAAGAACTTGTAAATATTATTTTTGATAGAGCCTATAAAATCCTAAAGAATAGATACTCAAGTGCAGAAAGGCTTAATGATACACTCAGAAAGATTATTAGCAGTAAGATTTCAGAGATGGAACTAGCAAGAAATAATAATATGTAAAAGAAAGAAAAAGAATCTCATGGAATCACTTAGTATAAAAGGATTAAACGTGGTTGGAATATTTTTCAAGCATTATTCACATCAAAAGGAGAAAAAAATAAATGAGTAAACTTGATAATGTAATTAAAGAACTAAATAAAAAGCTAAAAAATGATATTATTACAATGGATAAAGACGCTATTACATTTAATAGTAAAGATTCAGTACATTTTTTATCCCCTAGCTTAGAATATATGTTTCATGGTGAAGGATTTAAAACTAATACATTATGGACTATTAGAGGTGAATTTAGTTCTGCAAAAACAAGTCTATCATTATCTATTGCAGGTCAATTTCAAAAACATTATAAAAAGAAATGGGAAGATAGAGTAAACTATCTACAGTCACTAGAAAAACCGTCTAAAAATGAAAAGATGGAACTAATCAACTTACTTGATGATGGATATAAGCGTGTATTATTTGTGGATGTAGAGCAAAGTCTTGATAGTGATTGGTCTAGTAAAAATGGTCTTGATGTTTCTGATATTGTTTTTATAAAGCCAGCTAGTGAATCAGCAGAGGAAATTCTTGAAACTGTATTACAGTTAATTCAATCAGATTGTATTTGTTTAGTTATTATTGATTCTGTAGCGGCACTAACAAGTATGAGTGCTATGAGTAAAAGTCTTATGGAAAAAACATACTGTGGAGTTGCAGGTACAATGACTACATTTACTGCAAAACTTATGCCGCTACTTACACAACACGACTGTTCTTGTATCTGTATTAATCAACTTCGTGATAACTTAAGTAGCACATTTGTTACTACAAAAATGCCCGGAGGTAAAGCATTAGGGTTTAATTCACACGTTATCTTAACTACAAGAAAAGGTAAACCACTAGATAAATCATATAAAGAAATTCCTAATAATAGCGAATCATATTATGGGCAATCATTTGAAGTACATCTTGATAAGTGCAAAGTTGTAGTGCCAGACCGTAGACTTACTAAATTTAATGTTGTATTTGATAAGGGTGTATATCCATTACTAGATACATTTAATCTTGCAGTTACATTTAATATTATTAATAAATCTGGTGCATGGTTTGATTATGAAGATGAAAACGGTAATGTATTATCTGATTCTGATGGCACTATGTATAAATGGCAAGGACAAACAAATGCACTAAACTACATGGAAACTCACGACGATTTCTATAAAGAAATTTATGACAAAGTGATTGAAAAGTGCAAATAATATTTCCCAGATGCATACGGTAATTATAACGAATTTGGTAGAATCAGCAAACAGCTAAATAATGCTATTATCGAGGACTAAAAAAATGAAGAAACATTATACTGAAACTAAAACAAAAGATTACTTAATTATAGAGTGGAATTACCTAACGATACTTGATGACTTTTACTATTAATTTATTGAAATAAAATGAATAATAAACAAAAAAGATGGCTTTTAATTGGCCCAGTTGTATTTTCTTTTGCAGTAGCAATGACCTCACCAGTAATTCAAATATACTTTATGAAACTCATAGATTCTTCTGTATTGACTATTTCTAATATGTTAGCAGTAGGAATAGCGGCTATAACAAATACGTCTATTACAAAAGAAAAATTTTTGAGATGGTACGATAAACATTTTACGCTTATTGTAGTGACAGATGTTTTATCATTTATAATTGTATCTTGTGCGGGAATGGAAATGGCTACGGCAAGATTTATAGGAATGGCTCTTATAAATGCAATATCTACTACCTTGTGGGTATGCATAATGAGAAATTCTATAAACCATGTTATTGATGGAGAAGAATTAACTATATGGCAAAGCCTATCGAATAGTTGTAAACTTTATGCTTCTTTAGCAGGTGGCTTAATTATTCTTGTACTAGGAACTATGGATATAGAAATGGCAATAGCAGTTGAATGTGCGGCAAACTTATTCATGGGCTTAACAGATTTAATGGCAAGAAAATTGCTTATGCAGAAAGAGTGATTTAGTGTTTAATTTTCTTTTTGGTGTGTTATTTGGTATGCTTATCTGTGCATTGGGTATAGTAGTAGCATATAGGGAATAAATGAAAATAAATTAGCCTTGTGTCAATAAATTTTAAGTAAATTCCTATTGACACGGGGCTTTTTTCGTGGTATACTATACCTGTTAGAAATAACAAAATAACTGAAACCTGCATTAAGGAGGGTTAACTATGGGTAGACCAAAGGGGTCGAAGAACAAAAAGACAAAAGCACAAGAACAAGAACAATTACAGGCACAGGAAAAGCCTGTAAAGAAAAGAAGAACAAGAACAAGAATCAAGAAAATTGTCAATAACTCTAATACAGAAAAAATCAAAACCACATTGGAGAAAGCAAGAAAGAATGGAGATGATTGGACAGAAGAACAAAAAGCTAGATTCAATCATGTTCTTATCCTAGAATATCCATACTTTATTCAAGCAACTTCTACATGTTATGTTCTGAAACAGTTTGTAGACAAAAAAGATGACAATGGAGAGTATAGACAACCGCTTCCAATATGTTATGCAAGTAGGTTAGCTGATATTCTAAAAATTAGTGCAGACAGACTTATCCGTATTCCTTCTAACGTAGAAGAATGTGAAGATAATATTGAAAGAATTTACAGTATGATTGATGCTAGGATTGAAAATAAACGCCCTTGTGAGTTGTTTGAAGAATATAAAACAGCGCAAGAACTTAGAGCACACATGTTTAAATGAGGAGGTATATTATGAAAAATACAGAAAATGATATTGGCATGCCAAATAAACAAACTCACTATATCAATAGTGCAAAACAACCTATTGAAATTCTCCAGTCAATTTTTACACCAAAAGAATTTCAAGCATTTTGTTTTGGCAATGAGCTAAAATATCGTATGAGAGCCGATTACAAAGGACAAGAAGAATCTGACTTGCATAAAGCTATTGTGTACAACTATTGGAGGAAACTTTCAAAGGAAGGACATACAATCAATCCTGTAAAAGATATTCCTCCAAAAGATTATAAATACGACTTCTTCATGTAAATGTTGACAAATAACCATTAAATATGATAAAATATGTCGTGAGGTGGTTATTAGATGTATCTAGAAGAAGAAGATTTATATTTTACTTTGAACAGTAAGAGAGAAGAACTAAAGCTATTTAATGGAGCTAAATGCAAGATTGTGAATAGACGTAGAGACGATAACCTTTTAGAGGTTTATGTATACGGCTTCAATAGCTTCATTCTTGTTGGGGCAGATGAATTGGATGAGTAGTTTATTCGATGTTCAATATCTTGATAAAACTAAAGAACTAATCAATAGACGAATGAACCAAATGCTAGTCACTTCTTATCTGTATGAAGTAAAAAATGCACCGACAGGTATAAGTGATTACGAATGGGATAGGCGTGCTAAAGAATTAGTAAAGCTGATAAAGGATAATAGGGAAATAGCAAAAGAACTTCCTTATTATAAAGCATTTGAGAATTGGTCGGGAGATAGCGCAAGTAGCTTGATTCAATATTTTGACTTTACAATAGAGTGCAGAGCAAAATTACATTATTTTTGTACTTTTGGAAAAGAATTGGAGGACTAATATGTTTATCAAAAAAGGTAGCAGAGTATATAATTCTGAGTATGGTTTTGGAACAGCCTTCACAGATGAAGAAAATCATATTGGAGCAGTTGTTAAATTTGACAATGAAAACAAGAATCTTCTTTCTGCAAAAGAAATTTCTTTTATTATGACAAGAGATTTTGATTACATGTTTGAAAGGCTTTACTTAAAATCTTTCATTTACTTAGACGGATATAACTCGCGGTATACAAAAAAACTTTTTGGTATTTGTTATTCAAAAGACAATGAGATTACATATAAACTTTACGGTCTTGATAACATTGAAGTAAAGCCTGTCAATCAGAACAAGAATAACGATAAGAATAACGATAAGAATATCTTTAAGAACAGTCAATTCGATGAATCTAAAGACTTTGTGGATAAAGTGATTAAGGAAAAGAAGAAAGTAGAAAACATGACAATTAAAGATTTTGCAAAAGAAAAGGAGAACAACATGGATAATCTTTATGGTTATGACGCTACGCTGAAAAAATATAATAAGGATAAGCCTTGCAAGAATGACTCCTGTGCTTGTAAGGATAAGAATAAGAATAAGGACAAAGATAATAAGTCCTGTGATAACAATGTAAAATATATTTTTGTTAGTAAAGACAATAAAGAACTTATCTATGGTAATAAAGAAGAAGTAGCAGATTTCCTTTGGAATAGAAAAGATGCAGATGAAGTAATCAATGAGACAGATGACATTGAAGATTTTGATGTCTACAAGATTACAGGAAACATCGAAAAAGTACCTCTCAAAAAGACTGTAAAGTTTAGCATCTAATATATACACAGAAAGGTAAAGGTAGTTATGATTATTAAAGAGAGCAACAAAGTAGAAATTCACGATTACAACAATAAGGTTCGAGGATTTGAAAGAGTTTCAGGATTTGATAAGGCAATCCTTCCTGCAAGAAAAACAGCAGGTAGTTGTGGTTATGATATCCATATATATAGCGCAACACCAACAACAATTAAACCACACGAATCAAAAGTATTTTGCACAGGTATTAAAGCATATATGCCTAGTGATGAGTTTTTAGCCATCTATATTAGAAGTTCCATTGGCATTAAAAAGAATCTAATGCTAAAAAATTCTGTTTGTATCATCGATGAAGATTTTTATAATAATAAAGAAAACGAAGGACATATCATTATTGCTCTATATAACTATGGAGATGAACCTGTTACACTAGAACCTTTTGAAAGAGTAGCACAAGGTGTTTTCCAAAAATATGGTGTTGTAGATAATGATAATGCTAATCAAACTAGAACAGGTGGCATTGGTAGCACAGGAACAAACTAAGGTGGGATTGTTCTAAAATGATACACAATATTTTCTATGATAAAAAACACAAAGAATATACAAATATTTGTATTACACACTCATATGAGGTAATGAGTGAGTTTTATAAATCAATTCCAGAACTTGTATACTCATTAAGAGAAGTAGCTACAATTTTTATTGAAGATAGACTTCCTAAAATTACTAATGATGAATATTTTAAAAGATATTCTGAATTAGTAAATGAAGAAGATTGTAGCTTAAAATATATCATGACAGTAGACTGCAAACCAATCAAAACAAATAGATATA